GGCCGCGCCGGCGGGCGCGGGACGGACGACGGGGCTTCCCCGGTGAACGTCACCTTTTCGCCCAGCATCACCATTCAGGGGAACGCGGCGGAAAAGGACGTGCGCGGGGCGCTGGCCCTGACGCTGCCGGAACTCGAGCGCATGATACGCCGCCTCATGCATGACAAGGAGCGCCGCGCCTATGTTTAGCGTTTTTGCCACACTGGGGGACGCGCTGTTTTCCCCGCGCCTTTCGCCGTCGGGCTTCGACGCGCAACAGGGGGCGACGTTTGCGGAGCACGCCCTGTTCTCCCACGCGCCCCGTCTGCAATACACGGGCCGGGAACTGGACGTTTTGAACCTGACCTTTGATCTGCATTTCAGCTTTTGTACGCCGGTGGAAGAAAAGAAAAAGCTGGAAACCATGCTGCGGGAGCATCAGGCCCACCCGCTGGTATTCGGGGACGGTTCCTGGTGGGGCTACTTCGTGCTGGAACGGCTTGCCACCACCCTGGAACAGTGCAGCCCGTCGGGCACGCCCTGGCTGATCTCGATGCAGGCGGATTTGAAAGAATACACGGGCGACCCGGCAAAGCCGCTGGAACGCCCGGCGGTGAGCGACGGCGCGCCGTCTCTGGCGGTGTATCCCGGCCGTGGTTCCCTGCTTTCCCTGGCGGCTCCGGCCGCCGGCGGCGGGCTGTGGGATACCATGCGCACGGCGGTCTCCTATGCCCAGCAGGCGCGGGGCCTTGTCAACGAGGCCGCGGACCTGGTGGCCCTGGCGCGGGACGTGGCGACCGCGGGCAATCCGTTTGACGCCGTTTCCCTGGCTTTGGGCGGGGCCGACCGTCTGGGCGGGCTTTTGGGAAAGGCCGGCGGTCTGTCTTCCGGGCTGAAGGATACGCTGGTCTCATGTGCCGCGGCTCTGCCGTTGGAGGAAATCAAAACCGCCGTGGGAGCCGCCGGGGAACTGACCGGCCTCATGCGGGAGGGGGCGGCCCTTGCCGGCGCGCTGGGCGCGAACACGGACAACGCCGCGCAAACGCTGCTGCGGGTGGATACCTGCCTTTCCGCAGGCTCTTCCTGTCTGGACCGTTGCGCGCCCGCGCTGCAACGACTGTCCGCGGAAGTTTCCACGCGCCATATTCAGGAGGCGTAACCATGGACAGGCTTGTCCACGTCACAAGCGAAGGCGACCGCTGGGATACGTTGGCCTGGCGTTACTATGGGGATGTTTCGGAAATGGAGCGCATCATCGCGGCCAACCCGCATGTCCCCATCCGGCCGGTCCTTCCGGGCGGAGTGCGGATATTCATTCCCGTGGTCAAGGCCGCGGACTTGGAACACAACGTCAATTTGCCGCCCTGGTGCTCCGGGGCGGAAGAGGAATAGCCATGCTGCACGCCGTTATCGTGCTGTGTCTGGCTTGCGCGGGATGGCTGACCGGCCTTCCCGGGCTGGCCATGGGCGGGGCCTGCTTCTATGCCGGGCGCGAACACGCGCAGGCGGAGTACCGCTGGATCGCGGCCTATGGCCACGGCCACCGGGAAAACATGCCCTGGTGGGGCGGGCTTGATCCGCGCGCGTGGAACGTCAAAAGCGTTGCCGATGTGCTGCTGCCCTGCCTGGTGGCCGTATGCGCGGAGGTGTTCCTGTGAGCCCGTCCGTGGACGTCCCCATGCCGCAGGCCCGGATACTTTACGGGCAAAAGGACATTTCTTCCGACATCAGCCCGTACCTGATCAGTGTCAGCTATACGGACCGTCTGTCCGGGGAATCGGACGAACTGGAGCTGCGGCTTGAAGATACGGACGGCCGCTGGCGTGGAGACTGGTATCCCGGTAAGGGCGACGCCCTGACCGTTTCCATCGGCTACGCCGGACAGGAGCTTGTTTCCTGCGGGTCTTTTGAGATCGACGAAATAGAGCTGTCCTTTCCGCCGGATGAAGTATCCATCCGCGCGCTGGCCACGGGCATCAGCGTTTCGTGCCGGACGCGCAAAAGCAAGGGCTATGAAAAGACCACGCTGGCCGGCGTGGTACGTGTGGTCTGCGGAAGGCTGGGGCTGACGCCTGCGGGCGAAGTGGCGGACATCCCTATCGACAGGGTGACGCAATACCAGGAAAGCGACCTGGCCTTCCTGACCCGGCTTGCCGGAGAATACGGGCATACGTTCAAGATCAGCGGAAAAAAGATGATCTTTCAGCGCAAGGACGGCGTGCTGGCGGCGGAAAGCGTGCGGACCTTCAAACGGGAGGACGTGACGTCGTGCAGCTTCCGGGATAAGCTGAAGGACATCCCCAAAAAGGTCAAAATCAAAAAGCAGGACGCGGGCAAAAAGACGTTGAAGGTGTACGGCAAGGGCAGCGACGACACCCTGGCCGTGGTGGGCACCACGACGGCGGCCCAGAAGAAACGGGGCAAGAAATCAAACACAGCCAGCGGCGACGAATTGCGCATCGTGGGGCGCGGCAGCCAGGCACAGCTTGAGGCCAAGGGCAACGCGGCCCTTCAGGACGCGGAGCTGGAACGTTGCCATGCGGAACTTGCGCTTTTCGGGGACCCTTCCCTGCGGGCTGGGGTATCGGTCACGCTGGGGGAAGACTTCGGCGCGCCGGCGGGCAAATATCTGGTCACCTGTTCCCGGCATGAGATAAGCCGGGAGGGATACGCAACAACATTGACGCTGGCACGCACGGCGGCCGGGGAGAAAAAAGCATGAGCCGGACACGGGAAGAAGCCGGGGCCACGTTCGCCGTCGGCATCATCACGGCGGTGGACGCCGCCCGCGGCTGGGCACGGGCGAAGCTCCCGGAATACGACAATCTGGAAACGGCGCTCCTGCCCGTGCTTCAGCGCCGCACGCACAAAGACAAGGCGCTGGACCTGCCGGACGTCGGGGAACAGGTGGCGCTGCTTCTGGACCTTCGGGGGGAAGACGGCGTCATCCTGGGCGCGATATGGTCGGAAGCCGACCCCGTGCCGCAAACCGCAGGGCCGGACGTGGACGTGCGGCGCTATGCCGACGGTACGGTGCTGCGCTACGACCGCGCGACGCACCAGCTGACGGCGGAAGTGAAAGGAAAGATCGTCGTCACCTGTACGGGCACGGCGGACGTGACGGCCGACGGGACCGCGCGCGTGGAATCCAAAGCGGCCCTTACTCTGGCCGCGCCGCACATTACCCTGAAAGGAGCCCTGTCCATGCAGGCCTATGAAGGTTCCGGCCCGACCACGGCGGAAATCGACGGCCCCCTGACCGTGAAACGCGGGGACGTGACCGTGCCGGGCAACGACGTAAAGGCCGGCGGCGTTTCTTTGCAGAAGCACCGGCACGGCGGCGTGGATACGGGCGGAGGCACTAGCGGCCCGCCCATGGGGTGATCCTCTTTATCAATGACTTCAGGCCCCGCTTCGGCGGGGCTTTCGTTTTTCTAAAGCCCTTTCAAAGACGCAGAGGGACAGGCATTCCTATAACAGAGGCATGTCAAACCTGCTTGCCTCCTCCCGTTACCGCGCCACGCCCGCCACTCCCCACTGGCAGCTTGCCCTTGGGGACGAGGGCGTGGCGCAACAAATTGCGGACGTGCACCAGTGTATCCGCATCATCCTGACCACGCCCAAAGGTTCCGACCCGTTGCGGCCGGAGTTCGGGTGCGACGCGGGTGGGTATCTTGACCTGCCCCTGGACGCGGCCCGGCCCCATATCGTGCGGGAAGTCCGCGCGGCCCTTGCGTGGGAACCGCGTATCCGCGTGGACAATGTCAGCGTGACGCAGGGGCGGGAACAGTCCGGCGGCCATGCCGTGGTGCACATAACCTGGACACTGGCCGACATGCGCGGTCCGGACGGGAAGAACACGACAAGCGTCGCCATAGGGGGCCAGGCATGAGGGAACTACCGGAACCGAAGTTCATAGAGACCGACCAGCAGGCCGTGCTTGAATCCTGCATCCGTGAATATGAGGAGCTGACCGGCCGCACGCTGTACCCGGCCCAGTCCGAACGGCTGCTGATCAACCTGATAGCCTACCGGGAACACCTTGTCCGTGTGGGCATTCAGGAAGCGGCCAAACAGAACCTTGTGCGCTATGCGCAGGCCCCCATGCTGGACATGCTGGGGGAACTGGTAGGCGTGACGCGACTTTCCGAAGAGGCGGCCGCCTGTCCGGTACGCTTCGGTGTCAAGGCAGCGCTTGCCACGGACCTTGTCATCCCTGCGGGGGTAAAAATCTACAGCCAGGACGGCGCGTTCCGCTTCGATACGCTGGAAGCCGTCACCCTGAAAGCCGGGGCGCTGTTCGTGGACGCCACGGCGCAATGCGCTGAGGGCGGCACGGCGGCCAACGGCATCTTGCCGGGCGGGGTGTGCCAGCTGGCGGACCCGCTTTCCGACGCTGACGTGAGCGCCGTCAATATCGAGACCACCGTCGGGGGTGCGGATGCCGAATCCGACGACCATTTGCGGGAGCGCATCGTGCTTGCCCCGGAAGCCTTTTCCACGGCGGGCAGCGAGCTTGCCTACCGCTTTCATGCGCTTTCCGCCTCTTCCCGTATTGCCGACGTGGGCGTGATGTCGCCCGCGCCCGGCGTGGTGGACCTGTACCTTCTGACCCGCGACGGCCTGCCGGATGCCGCTCTGGTGGCCGTCACAGCGGCCTATGTGAGCGGGAAGAAGGTCCGGCCCCTGACGGATACGGTCAACGTATATCCCGCGACCCGCCTTGAACAGCACCTGCGGGCCACGCTTCAGCTGTACGCCTGGGCGGATGCTGACGCGGTACGCGCGGCCGTGGACCAGGCCGTGGCCGCCTGGTGGGAATCCGGACGCGGCACGCTGGGCGTGGACGTGGTGCGCAGCCAGCTTGTGGCGCTGCTTTCCGTTTACGGGGTGTACCGTGTCGACCTGGCTTCCCCTGTGGAAGACAGGGAGGTCAGCCTGGGCGAATGGGTGGACTGGCAGGACGTGGACATTTCCTTGGCGACGGAGCGGCACGATGGATGACCTGTTGCAGCCTTCCCTTCAGGGCGACGCCCGCATGGAAGCCCTGGCCCGGCTCATTGCCCGGCTTTCGGGGCTGCCCACGGCAACGCCCATCGTCAATCTTGTTGATCTTGTGGACGCTTCGGCCCTGGCTTCCCTGGGCGAGCAGTTCCACGTCATGGGCGTGGAAGGCTGGAACCTGGCGGCCACGGAAGAAGCCCGGCGGACGCTCCTGAAGAAGGCCATAGAACTGCACCGGCACAAGGGGACGCCCTGGGCGGTGGAAGAGGCCCTGCGGGCCACGGGCTTTACCGGGGCCGAAGTGCGGGAAGGCCGGGGGGCGTGCCGCCATGACGGAGAAATAGCCCACAACGGGTCTTCCTCCTATTACAGCGGCAACCGCTGGGCCCTGTTCGACATTGAAATAGACCTGGGGGACAGCGCGGGCATGGACGCCGCAAGCCGCGCCCGTGTCCGTGAAACGGTCAACGCATGGAAGAACGCCCGTTCCCATCTGCGGGCCATGTCCTGGCGTACTTCGGCGGAAGAGCGGGCGGACGTGTCCGGAGAGACGGAGCTGGCGGTAAAGCCCGAGTTTCCGGACACCTTCGCCTGGGGCTTCCCCACGCATAACGGGGCAATCCGTTACGACAACGGCCTGCGGCGACAGTATGACGGCGCGCTGCCGCATGACGGGACGGCGCTGCATGACCGCTGGGGCTCCTTCGGCCGCCTCCATGACAATCAGGTGGAACTTCTGGGAACGGCGCTTTCCGCCGCGTTTGAAGAACCGCTACGCTTCCGCCCCCTGCATGACGGCTTCTGTCGGTACGACGGCAGCCTGCCGCACGGGTCCGGCCAAGCCTGCGCCCTGGAGCGCGCGGATATGACCCTGGCCTTTGCCGCCCTGGAAAGCGTCAGCCCCACGGAAGAAGGCGCGTTGAAGCTGGACGCGGAAAACGCGGACACGGTCGGCCGCTACCATGACGGCACGTTCTCGCACGGCCAGCAAAGCCTTTTCATCCATAACGGCCTGCGTTTTTACGACGGCTCCCTGCCCCACGGCAGGTGGGGCGGCAAAAGCGTTCGCGGCGTGCGGCATGACCGGCTTGCCCGCCATGACGGACAGGCCGTGCATAGGCTCTGGGGCTGGCTTGACGGCAGCGCCTATGCCCCGACCATCACCTATCAAACCTTTTCCGACCTGTGCGGCGCGACGGCAAGCCTGGCCGTTGAAGACGCGCTTGCGATGGAAGAAGCGGCCGGGCTGTCGCTCCGGCGTTACCTGCTGCGGCGGGGGCTTGTTTTCCATGACGGCACGGAGAAACACGGATTCCGGGAGGACCAGTATGCGCTTTGAAGACACAACGCCCCTGCGGGGGGAATTTGTCCTTTCCATACGGAGAAACGGCGTGGAAGTGGAAAGCTACGCCGACCGCAACATGATCATGAGCAGCGCCCGTGACGCGCTGGCGCGCCTGCTGGGCGGCGACGGCTCGGGCAAGATGATAACGCATATCGGCGTGGGTACAGACGGCAACGGCCCCGAGCCCGGCGACACGGCCCTGACGTCCGCCTACAAGAAACGGCTTTCCGGGCACAGCTACCCGTCCACGGGGCGTGTGGCGTTTTCCTTCACCATAGGCAAAGCGGAAGCCAACGGAAAGAAAATCCGAGAATTTGGGCTCCTGTGCAGCGACGGGACGCTGTTCGCCCGCAAGACAAGAGGCGTGATTGAAAAAGCCGACGATATCGAAATCGTGGGCACGTGGACCATCATTTTCTAGGGAGGCGAGAATGGCAAACCTTCAGGAAAGGCCGGTATGGGAAGACGGGATTTACCGTATCGAGCTGACCGACCCCGTTGTCGGCGGTGAAGACGGGATTGACAACATCCAAGCAAAACAGCTCGGCAACCGTACCCTGTACCTGAAAAAGAAACTGGAAGAAATGGAAGGAACGGTGGACGGCTATGCGCCGGACATGCAGGA